AATCTAAGGGGTCAAAAATGGCTGATACTTCACACAATGGCGCGATTTATACGATCCATGCGCCAGTAGGTACGGCAGGTTTGCCCCTGCCAATCTCTGCATTTCCAAAAGATACCGATCCGTTTGATGTGCCAAACACTGATATTGCGGATTTAGAAATCGGTACTAATGGTGATGCAATCGGATGGACAGTGCAAAATCCTGTTGAGTCATCACTTGCTATTATTCCTGCAACTGATGATCACGAGATCATGCAAAACATATACAATGCCAATCGTGCCGAAAAAGGTAAGCGCGGCGCTAACGATGTGATCACCTTAGTTCGTATTTTGCCAAATGGTGAAACTACGACTATGAAAGGTAAGATCACTAGTGGTCCTGCAACGACTTCATTAGCAAGTTCTGGTAAAATCAAAACTCCTGTTTATAGCTTTAAGTGGTTCAAGATTTTCCGTACCCCCGCTATTAATATCGAAGTTGGTTTTTAGTAAGTAAGTAAGTAGTAAACGGTAACTGGCTAGGCATCTAGAGCCGAAGAGGGCGCACCTCCCCTGCCAGATTACTTAATCGGTGCGATAGATAATGGTGAATCTATATGGCTTTAATGAAACCCAAACAAGTTACATTGACGAGTAATGTCAATGGTGACAAAGAAGAACGAGTTTACAATATTGGTCGGTATGATGGTTATACTGGCCTATATATGATCGGCCTTGGTGCTGAATTGCTGGACTCTGCAGCACGTAAAAAAATGCTTTCAACCGATACCGTCTTTGCTAAAAAGCTGCAAGATATGCTAAAAGAACAAGGTAAGTATATCGAGTACGTGCATGATGAAGGCGTGGCAAATCTTGGTGACTCAATCGCAGTAATGAAAATGTCCGTTCCTGATGTTGATATTGCCCTGCAATTAATGCGTGAAGTACATGATTACAATACAGCACTTTTTTCAAGCGCAAACCTCTTGAGTCGCTCCCAGAAATGGATGGAGAAGGCCCACGAGTTAGGCAAGAAAATATTGGGCCAATTGTCGGATTCATTCTCGGAGAAAAAGCCGCGACGATCAAAGAATTAAGAGAAGACTATGATGTTGAGGATATGCTCAATATTTATGAGTCTTTAATGGTTAAACATGCTAATGCGTACTGGGCTTATAAAGATGCTAGCAAGCCAAAGAGTTAGCAAAGAAAACGCCAATGGTTGACAAATAAAAAAGCAAGGCATATAGTTACCTTGCTTCCTGTAAAACCTGTTGTTAATTTTTGTTGTGAATCCTGTTGTGACGGCCCTTCTTGCGAAGGGCTTTTTTTTGGCTATAAATTGTATTCACGCTTAAGCGCTAATTCAACTTCTAAATCCTCACGGCGACGACGAACCTCTAAAGCTTTTTTCATTTCCTTTTCAGTCATGCGTGTGCGTGTTGGCATTGCTATCTTTGCCAGTTTACTTGCTGTCATTGGGTTGAACGTTTGCTTAGTCATTGGTTTAAATTCCTAGTAAATGTCGCCATGCTCATCACATGTCTTCCAATTAATATCATGATGGCAGACTACATGAAACTTTGCCTTGCAGTGTGGGCAGTCTAAATCACTTATATCGCCATCATCAGAGTTTACTGTATTAGCGCCTTTATGGTTCCATGCTTCATCTTCGTCAAATTCATATTCACAGTGCGGGCAGGTTGGGTTAGACATTTGGCTTTGTCCTTATCAATTAATCTTACAATCAAAGTATCATTATCGCGTTAGCGTGTCAATGCTATTTTACCATACTAGATAGAAATTGTGCTTGTGATATAATCAAATGCAATAATCATATCTACACTAACGCAGGTCATCAATGAGCCTACTCTCGACATTCTCAATACTGTTCGACACTGACGCTAAGAAAGCGGCTGATGATACTGAACGATTATCCGAAGCGCTTGATGATGTTGAAGATTCAGCTAATGGTGCTGCGGGTGGTGTTGACGATACAACAAAGTCATATAACGAAAACACTCAAAGCATTGGAGGCTTGACTAAAGCTATGTTTGGCATGATAGCGGCATACGTGACTTTTGATGCCATCGCTAGTCGCGTTATCGATAACGCTACCCAAATAGATTCGCTTGGTAAATTCTCGCAAACATTAGGGCTTAATATTGTTGAGCTAGATGCCTGGGGAACGGCCGTATCAAGAAACGGCGGTAGCGCTGAGGCATTTCGCGGCACTGTTGAATCACTTCAAAACTCACTACAAGATATGGAAATCACAGGCGGCGGTGAGATGATCAACACCCTAGCCATGATTGGCATTCAAGCCACTGGAGCAAACGGTAAAGTTAAAGACGTATTTAGCTTGCTGCCTGAGATAGCAGAAGCCTTTAAATCAATGAGTACCGCTAAATCATTTGCATTTGGTAAACGCCTTGGATTAGATCAAGGTACGATATTAACCCTGCAACAATCACGCTATGAAATCGATAAGTTAATCGAACGTCATAAATCGCTAGGCGGTGTAACCAAAGAAGGTTATGAGCGTGCAGCCAAATTCAATGACCAATGGGATGATACAAAGCGCGTATTCAATTCATTGTGGATGAGCGCCAACAGCACTATTTTACCACTGTTAACAAAGTTTTTTAATGGGCTAGAAAGTATCGTAGTTTGGGTCAAGAAAAACCAGACGCTTGTTGAGGGCTTCTTTATTGGTGTTGGCGCCGCAATAACTATCGCTTACTTACCTGCTATTATGTCTGCTGCTGCTGCGACCATTGTTGCTATAGCGCCATTTGTGTTAATTGCCGCCGCTATCACTGCTGTTGGCGTTGCTGTTGCGTTACTATATGAAGATATCAAAGCATGGGTTAACGGCTCTAAATCAGCGATAGGTGAGATTGTCGGGACGTTTGAAGAGTTTAAGGATAAAGTTACTGGAATATTCGATACCATTTCGCAAAAGTGGAAAGACTTTGTAAAGTTTTTCACTGACACCAAAAAAGATATTACCGACTTTTTGGACTTATCAAGCGTGTTTTCTGGCGGTATCGCGATTCAGTCTGGCTTTGTTCAGCAAGGATTTAACCCTGATAGCGCACCAACAGCCACCGACATGGCTATGGCGCAAATAGCCACATATCAAAATACGCAGCTTAACCAAGGCGGCTATAACATGAACCAGCGTACAAATAATGTTAATGTGAATGTTGGTGGGGCGAATATTGACGCTCGCGGGATGTCATCACAACAAGCATCAAAAGTGTTTAACGATGGCTTAAAACAAAACGTTGAAATGGCAATAGGCCAATTATCTGACGGGGTGCAACGATAATGTCATTTTTAGATAGCGCTCTATCATTTTATTCTGACAACTCATCGGAGCCTGTTACCGCCCTTTTTGATTCGGATGGAAATCAGCTTTTTGAGACTGTTGTCATTCTTGAAATGTCTACATCACCAAGCAATACATTTGCAGAGCATACGCTCGAGGATGGAACCGTTGTTTCTGACAACAAGATTAAAAACCAAACCCGCGTTAACGTCACGGCAATACTTAGCCCTGACGACTTTAAAGAAGCGTATGCCAAACTAAAAGCGGCTGATAATAACAACACTAAGTTCACTATTCAAAACCGTGTTGATACGTTTGATTCAATGTATATCGAGGCGTACCCGTACAGCGAGAGCTCGCGTATGGCCAATACGATTGCCATTAATATTAACTTTGTTGAGCAAAAATTTGCTGATGTAAAAACGGGCGACTTACCCGCCAGTAAAGTTAACAACGCATCAGATGCAGATCCCGTTGATAGCGGCACCAAGTTGCCACAAGAAAAAACAACAACACTGTTAGACATTCTCAAGTCTGGGGGTATTTTATAATGCAGCTAGTGCAAATCAGCGCAGTCCCAAGTCAGCAATTTAGCATCCCTCTTGGCGGAAATAACTATGACATTAAGCTTTATTCGATTGATGGTGCCATGGCTTATGATTTGGATATCAATAGCCAAAGACTAACTAATAACGGCGTGTGGCTTGTTAGCGGCTTCAAGATGTTTAATGATGTGCCATTGCTTGTTTATCGCAGTCAAGAGGTTAACGGCAATTTGTTGTTACAAATATCTGAGGACGAAATACCAGATTATACTCGCTTCGGTTTATCTCAATTTTTATATTACCTAACAGCTAGCGAGTCAGAAGCTTATCGAACGGTAACCGACTTATGAGCGAATTAGATCAGCGTATCGTTAAGGTCGCCATTATTGTTGGCGATAAAATAACGTGGTATGAAGGGCTTAATATTGAAGCCAAAGGGATCAAAAAATCCAATACCATTATGAATCAATGCGAGGTTGTGATTTTAAATATCAGCCGCGCAGCTCGTGAGCAGATACTAAAAGAAACAAACCCATTTTTACAACGTGGAAAAAGGATATCTATTATTGTTGAAGTTGGGCGAGTTAGCACTGGAACAACAACTTTATATACTGGCACCGTGTTCCGCTCTCAATCAACGCCAAAGCCGAATGTCGGAGTAAGACTAACCTGTATTCAAGGCTATGATAACCGCTCTAAAATCGTATCTAGAAGCGCGTCAGAAATAACAGACATGTCATCGATTGCCGCTTGGGTAGCAGAAGATAATGGATATAATTTATCGTTTGAAATACCTGACAAGAAAATTGCTCGATACTCTTTTACGGGATCTGCTCAAGCATCGCTTAATCAGCTTGAAGCGCTAACAGGTGCTGATGTTTATGTTGACAATAAAACGCTGTATATTAAAGAGGCTGAAACTCCCGCTAATGGTTTACCTGTGCGCATACTGGACAAGTCTAGCGGTTTGATATCAGCAGAAGGTACTGAATACGGCGCCAAGATGAAAATGCTCTTTGATAACGTGACCAAGATTGGTGGGCAAATAGATTTAACATCAGAAATAAACCCGTCACTGAATGGCTCTTATACCGTTCGAGTGCTCCCGTTTCACATCACTAGTCGTGATGTGCCATTTTATTACATAGCCGAATGCAACAGGATTGACAAAAAACGATGAGTGATGAAATTGACGACAACGACAATCTAATGGTTGATCTGGTTAAGGATATTTTGGCTGCGGTAAAGCGCTCTGTTGAAGTGTCTATCCCCTGCATTGTGACCAAAGTCATAAGCCGAACAAAAGTAAACGTTAGGCCGTTGATTAAAATAGTGGCTCAAGATGGTGCTTCGTATGAGCGGGATATTATCGAAGGCTTACCAGTGTTCACTGCTGGTGCTGGTGATAAGTTTGCCTCATTCCCTGTTGCGGTTGGCAACCTAGGTTGGATAGATGCAAGCGATAGAGATATTAGCCTGTTTCTACAGTCTTACGGCAACGTAGAGCCACCAACAAGCCGTATGCATAGCTTTAGTGATGCGCGGTTTATCCCTGACATTATGACTAATATCACTATTGCCGAAGAAGATGCTACGGCCATGGTGATTCAAACACGCAACGGCACGGTAAAAATTGCGCTAGACGATAGCGAGATACGAATTAAAAATGATTCTGTTAGCTTGGTTGTTGATGGCAGTAAAGTAACGGGTGTTGCACCGGGCGGTTTCGACTTAAACGGATTTAAAATTAACGCTGATGGTTCAGCTGAAAGTCCTGTTTCAATAACAGCACCAAGTGCAGTCATTAACGGCAAAGAATTAGCAGAACATAATCACCCTGCAGGAACACCACCAGGTGACACGGGAGTAAATAATTAATGCGAGCAATAAAAATAGATAGCAATCGAAACCCCATTATTAAAAGCGGCAAGTTTGTTTGGGTGACCGGTATCGATGTCGTTGCGCAAAATTGCGACCAAGCTATGCGCCAACAGCTTGGCGAACTAAATTATAGTGCCGACAAAGGCATTCAATATTTTGATAACGTAATGGGCGGCAATCCAAACTTTCAACGATTTGAGGCGCAAGCCAGAACGCAGATATCAAACGTTGATGGCGTGACCGGTATTGCTAGTTTTAATTATGAGTTCAAAGACGGCGTTTTAAGTTACAATGTCTCTATCAATACGATTTATGGGACAGTGACCGTGGCGGATCAAGTATGAGTTATAATTACATTGTAGACAACGGGGTCATTGTCCCGAATACGTCAAGCATAAAGACAGAAGTTGAAGCAGAGTGGCGGCTCATTGCGGGTGAGGATGCGACTATTGATCCATCATCATTTGAAGGTCGATTAATTGATGCGACTACAACAGAACGAATTAGTGTTGCTCGTAACAATGCAAACTTAGCAAACCAGTTAAACCCTAACATGGCTAACGGATCATTTGTTGATGCTCACCTAGCGCTTGTGGGCGGGGAGCGTGACGGGAAAGAACAATCAACTGTTGAGCTTACGCTAACAGGTATCATTGGTACCAATATCTTGGCGGGATCTTACGTTGAAGATGACAATAAACAGCTTTGGTTTTTGGTTTCCGATACGGTTATCGGCGCAGGTAACACTGTTACAGCATCATTTAGATCACTAAATTATGGTGCGATACCTGCCGCAATTGGTGAGATAACTAAAATCATATCAGGCGTTGTTGGATGGGAGACGGTTAATAATGCTGCTGCGGCTACACTAGGCAAGATTGAGCAAAGCGATGTATCAGCAAAGCGTCAGCGACGATTAGAGCTTGGTGCCAACACTCGGTCAGTTGCTGAATCAGTTATCTCAGCAGTGTACAAACTAGAAGGTGTTAATGGCATTCAGTTTAGAGAAAATTACACTAACGCCACCGTGATAATTGACGGTATCACCTTAATAGCCAAATCATCATGGTTGTGTGTTGATGGTGGCGTGACCTCTGAAATAGCAAGCGCTTATTATATTAATCGTTGGGGTACAGACTTTAATGGTGCTGTTGAGTATGTTTATACAGATCCTATCAGCGGGCAAACTCCAACGGTTAAATTTGACCGTGCCACTGACGTTCCTATTGAATGCAGGATAGAGGCGCGTGTTAGTAATTCTCAAAATGCTATTGCAGATATCAAAGCTGCTATTGTGGCTTATGCTATTGGTAGTGTAGAAGGTGAGGACGGGTTTTCTCTTGGGCTTGATGCGTCACCGTTTGAAGTGGCTAGCGCTGTAAATGCTCAATTACCAAATGTGTTTGTTAAAAAATGTGAGTTAGCATTGCTTGGTGGCACACTAAGCACTGACACTATCGATATTGATATTAATGAGAAAGCTACAATCACTGAAAATTATATCGAGGTGATCTTAGTATGATTAAATTGATAACAGCCTGCGGAATGGCTAGGGATTGTGAACAATGAGCGATCCATATTTCTGTGAAATAAATTTGTTATCATCGCTAGATTGGCAACGTTCTGGCGCGGATATTGTTAAAACCTTTGTCCAAAACCAACAAGATTGGATGCAAACAAATTATGCTGATTTTTGGAATGATTGGCAGAAAGACGTGTTCACCCTTGGAACTGCCAACGACTTTGGTTTAGCTGTTTGGTCTATTATTCTTGATGAAGATATTTACGGGTTTTTATCGCGGTCGCCTGATAATTATCCTAACTGGGGCTTTGGGCCTGATGATGAAAATTTTTACAATGGATCATTTGCAACTGAAGATGAGTTTTCTTATGAGTTCAGCACAAACCAAAAGCGAACGCTATTACAGCTAAAAGCATTCAAAGTACTAGCCATTAGCGGTCCAATAATTCAAACTAACATTGCGATGAAGAATATATTTGGTGAAAATGTTATTATCGCTCTTGATAACTTGGATATGTCATATTCATACCTATTAACCGATCCATCTTTTTATGATTTCATCGATGAGATACAGAGCAGGGATTTACTCCCAAGACCTTTAGGGATTGAAATTGCTGATATACGATTTATTGAAGCTGATACGTGGGGATTTGCAGTGTTGGATGAAAACTTTTACGATGGTAACTTTTACGACGGCACGATTTAATTAATTAACTAATAGCATAGGATAACCCATGGCTAACGAAACAAAATATTTTAAAATACCCTTTGCGGAAAGTGGCACTAGAACAGAAGTTCCAGACGCAAGCGTTGGAGGCGCTGTTGGCTTTGATACTGGCTTTGGCTCTGACTATGAGTTACCGCAAGGTAGCGCAGGACGTAAACGTATTGAGCGCGACAAGTACAACGGTTTGCATCACAGCATTACCGAAAATGTGAAGCAATGGCAGGAGCATCTTTATCCAACTTGGATTGAGGATGATGGTACTGGGGTGGCTTTTGCTTATCCTGTAGGCATGATTGTTAATCACGCTGGTCAAAACTGGGCGTCTAATGAAGCGGAGAATCAGGAAGAACCTGGCGCGGGGTCCAAGTGGGATCAGTTTGAGCCATTGCGTCACGACTTGCTAACACAAGAAAGCTTAAACGCTGTTGGTGGGCATGATGCCATTTATGATAGGAAGATAGATTCAATATCTGAAGCGTTAGTATACACAAAAGCATTTACTGGGTTAACCGTGATTGTTAAAGACCGACCAGAAGCAAGTTTTAAGTATGTACTTGCAAGTTCTGTTACTGTTGATGGTTATAATATTATTCAATGCTCTGCACCAATTGCGACACTGGCACTGCAAAGGATCAACTATCAAATTACGGACCTGTTAGCTGAAACGTATTTTGGTTCACAGCTATCAAATCTTAATGTTGTCATTACCGGAGACTCCTTATCATTTAA